ACCTCATGTTCGATCGGGTGATCTCCCGCAGGCGGGCTTGGATCAGCGGCAGCAGCGGCCGGATCGCACGCTCGGGGAACGGGTTCGGTTTCGTGCCGGGGTGGTGCACCACGCGCACGGTGCGCCAGCCGACCTTGAACAGCAGGGGCTGCGGCTTCTTGAAGGGGATGTCGTGCGCCTTGGTGCCGCGCACGACGAACCCGGCGTACGGGGCGGTCGACGTGAACACCAACTGCCCGCTGGCCGCCGCGAGGTGCGGTTCGTAGCGGATCGAGTCCCGCAACCGCCCCGCCCTCGGACCCTTGCCGACCGGCGCCGTCTCCTTCAGCCGGCCGCGCACCATCGGACCCGTCTCCGCCGCCCACTGGGCGGCTGCCGCCTCGAACCGGAAGCCCCGCGAACCACGGCCCCCGCTGATTCGGATGCTGATGCTCAAAACTGCACCGCCTCAAGGACGTTGACGCTCAGACGGGCCATGTAGTACAGCATCCGGAGCGTGTTCGGGGTATGTTCCGGCGGGTACTCGAAGCTGAAGTCCTCGCCGATTCCCAGCAGTTGCGATTTCAGGCCCGTCGTAGGGTCGGTCATGAAGCGGTTCATCAGCGGCGTCGTCCACAGGGCCTGCATCACCGCGTCGACGATCAGCGGGAACTCCTGGTCCACGGTCGCCGAGTCCGGTGTCGTCTCGTACGACAGCCAGATGTCGACGTCCCAGTCCAACTTCTTGAAGCCCTGGCCGCGCGGCATCGTCTGCCGCGCGATCTTGCACCGTGAGCCCCAGATGTACGCCTTCGGGCCGTTCAGGTCCTCGACGGTCGGCGGGGTGATGTACGCCTCCAGGGGCGCGCCGCCGCCGGGGATGGCCAGTCCGTCGAGGATTCCGCGCACGGTGTATTGGATGGAATTGAGCGGCACCGGTCACCCCCGATCGGGTCGGAGGCGACTACCAGCCGCCCTTGGGTGCGTTGACCGTCCGGTTGTGGACCTTCGCCCCGACGTGGGCGTCCTTCACGGCTTTCGTGCGGGACTTCGCCTTGCGCTTCTTGTCGTGGTCCACCCGCCGGCTGCTGCGACGACGCGCCATCCGTGCCTCCTTACGCGACCCTGCGAAAGCTCTCCAGCAGGACTTCGTACTCGGTGATGACATCCGTGACGCCCTTGCCGCCCTCGCCCATCGCACCCGACAGGTTCTGGATGCTGACGGACGTGATGCCCGCCTCCAGCGCCTGCGAGGAAGCCGCCAAAGCGGACGCCCAGATCACGTTCGCCGGCAGCGACGACACCACCACCCCGGCGGCGTGCGCGGACGCCAGCGGGGAGGCGAGCGTCACCGTGCCCGGACCCGTCTGCGCCGTACCGGCCCCGTTCGGCAGGGCCAGCGGCGTCGTCGCAGCCACCGACAGCACCGACACCTGCTCCGTCCCGGCCCCGTCGTAGGCGAACCCGGCCGCGCCGGTGAACCCGGTCACGTCGTCCACGTACAGGACCGACGCACCCGCTGTCGCGGGCTGAGTCAAGGAGGTGTGCGGCCACCCGTTGGTGTACGACACCCACAGGCGCGTCGAGTTCCGCCCGCACCGGCGCGTCACGAAGCCCGGCGCGAGCAGGATCTTCCAACCGCCGTCGGGGGCCGTCGCCGACGCCGCGTCCGTGAACGAGTTGATCAGCGGATGCTCCGGGGCGTACATGCCCGCCGGAACCGTCGACCACGTCCACGGCCACACCGCGTTGCGGGCCGTCTGCACCGCCAGGACCGACATGACCGGCCACCGGCGCATGATCAGGACCCCGTTGCCCGTATCCGGATCAATGCCGACCCGGCCGCCCGGACCCGACAGCTGATCGCTGTCGACCGTCGCCCGCAGCACCTGGTGGCAGTACGTGTCCACGATCGACGTGGCCCGCCAGCAGATATCGGTCTGCGCCGCCAGCTGCTCACCGCTCGTGGCCTTCGGGAACGGGATGATGCCCCACGCCACACCCAGCGGCATCGCCTGGAGCATCGAAGGGACGACGTACGGAGTACCCAGCGGCACAGCCGATCACCCCCATCGGGTTCCAGGCGCAGCACGTGGCCGATCCGCATGAGGTTCGGTCAGGAAGGCTTGCCCGCGGGGCGCTTACGGGTCGACGAGGCCACCGGGGGGGCTTCGACCCCGGGTTGCTCCGCGGGCGGCGCGTCCGGGGAAGCCGGCGGCCGTTCGACTTCGGCGAGTTGCACGAGGCGCTGCATGAGGCCGAGCATCACGGCGGGGTCCTGGGCGTGGGCCCGATCCTCCGCGACCCCGCGCAGGTGCCGCTCGGCGTCCGACTCCCAAAGCGGGGCGCCGTTCACGTGGAAGCGGTGAAGCCGGTCGGAGAGCGGCCCGGGCATCGCGAAGCCGCCCTGCTCGTCGGCTTCGAGATGGCCGAACTCGGGGTCGTCGAGCGCAACCGCGCCCGTAAGCGAATAGAGGCGCATGGATGCACTCCTGACAGAGAGGTGAGGATGGGAAACCAAAAGGCCGAGAGCGGGAAGCTCTCGGCCTTTTGGAGTGAGATGGGTGATCAGCGGCGCACCTTGCGGAGCGCGAGGTTCTCGGATCGAGACAGGGCGCGAAGGTGATCGGGCCGCACACAGTGCCGCACATGACACGTGTGATGCACGTCCAGGCCCTCAGGGATCAGGCCGTTTTCGAGTTCGTATGAATGGCGGTGTGCCTGAACCATGACGCCGTGACGCAGGCCGAAATGCCCGTAGCCCGTGCCTCGATTGATGGCTCCGGTCCAAAGCCAGCAACCGTCCGTCTTCTCGACCTTCCCCCAGAAGCGCTGCTCAGGGGTTCGCTGCGACGGCCGTTCAACTGTGGGATCAGCAAGCCACTTGCGGTAGTGCGGGCGGCAGATCGTCCGCTTGTACACCGGGCGCTCGCAGCCGGACTCCGTGCAGGCCGCCGGCTTCTCGACCTTCGGCTTCTGCGGGATCAGCTCCGGTACGTATCCCCAGAACGCGCCCTGGTCACCGCGCCGGATGTTCTCTCGCTGCGTTACCGGTTCGCAGTGATCTGGCCGACAGCAGATGCGCCGACGGCACAGATGGTCGAGAGATAGCCCTGCGGGGATCGGCCCAACGAGGTACTGGTAGGCGATGCGGTGAACGAGCCGTGTTGATCCTTTGCCGCCGAAAACCCCGTAGCCCGTCGCTTCGAACTTGCAGCCGGTCCAAACCCAGCACGACCCCAACTCGGGCCGCTCGTCGGGGAGTGGTCCGTCCTTGTCGACCTGGGCCCAGAACTTCCGCTCGCGCGGATCGGTGGCCTCGCCATGGTTGGCGAGGCGACGGAAGTGCATATAGCAGAGGTTGTCGTGCTTGGGCTTCCGCTCGCACCCATCGACGGAACACGTACTGGACTGCTTCGCGTAACGACGCGTCTCGTGCAACGGGTCGCCGTGCTTCCGCCAGCGGGCGTAGTGCATTCCGCACCACCCACGTCCGAACGCATGCTTGCCGCACTCCGGGATTGAGCAGTCAATGTCAGCGCGGACGGTCATGCGGCCCCTTAATTGAGTGGGGAGGACGTCGCCCCACTCAAATAAAGATACATGCGGTCAATGGTCCGCATCTAGCGAATCGTCAGATTCGACCAGGTCAGCCGACATTAGAGAGCACAGCCATGCTCACAGGGGCTCGATTGACGAACGCGCCGAGACTTTCGATCTCAAAATCGACCCTCGGACCTCCGCCCGCGACGCCCGTCTGCCGGGAACTGGCGTAGTCGTACCGGTAGGTGTCGCGCAGTGCCCGGTACTCCAGCACGGAGCTGATGTTCGCCTGGGGGAACGGCACCCGGTCGGTCCGGGCGATGATCATGCCCGGCGGCACGGACGGGTGGACCTCGATCGGCACGTCGATGCCGCCCGCGGGGGCGTTGATGACGCTCCCGACACGGCCACCCGCGGTGGTCGACAGACGGCCCGAGGCGTCAGTCTGGAGGAACGTCGTCGCCGCGCTCCCGCCCAGGACGAGGTTCGCCGTCTCCTGCGCCTGCGCCGCGTTCATCATGATCGCGGTGGGGCTGCACTTCACGGCGTTCCACAGCGGCAGGAACAGGAACTCGTTGAACTCGTTGACGCTGCCGCCGGACAGGGTGAGCCCGGAGCCGTCGAGCGAGGAGAACGTGGACGGATTGACGGTGCCGGTCCCAGGCTGGACCCACTGGCCGGTGGCGTTGTAGTCGCCGCTCAGCGACGCGAGGAGCCCGTCGTACTGGGTGGGGTCGCCGGAGCCGTTGTCACCGCTGGCCAGGAACGTCGGGACGGTTCCCGACGCCCCCTTCCAGTTAACGGAAAGGTCCGGCACGGCCGTACCCGACGGCAGCGCGTTGTTCGACCCGATGACCGAGGTCATGGTGACCGCGTTGACGGTCGTGGTCGTGTAGTAGAACCAGGTCGTGCCGTTCGCGGACTGGAACCAGTCCCAGCACACCGCACCGCGAACCGCCGCCACGGTCGCCGACACGGAGTTCGTCGTACCGGACGCGACGACCGTGCTCCCGCTGTTGCCCTGACTGTTCCCGGTGCCGTAGTAGTAGCCAGTGCCCGTACGGGCGGCCACCCCAACGTAAACCGTTGCCGCGCCGATCGTGCCGCCGGTGGCGTGCTGCACCAGGGTCGGTGCGGCAGGGCGCGCCAGCGGGAACGACTGCGCGCCGACCAGTGCGCGGTCATCGCCGATCAGGACCTGGTTGAGGGTCTGGAAAGTGGCGACGGCATTGGCGTCGGAGTAGCCCTTGGAGAAGTCCTGCGCGTCCAGGGTGACGGTGCCGCCCATGCCGGACCGCATGTACTTCGCCTGGAAGTCCTGCTCGCTGACCTTGCTGACGTTCGCCGCGAAGTCCAGGCCCATGAAGGGGCTGGGCTGCGCATTGGTGTTGTTGAGGATCGCACGCCACACGGCGTACGGGTTACCGTCCGTGGCCACCACGCGGGGGATGGCGTCACGGGCCGGCGTGACCACGGGGACGAGCTGGACCAGCGGTCCGAGGTCGTACGAGTAGAGGCCGGTCTGTGTGGTGATACCGCTGGTGGCGGCCTTGGCGATCGCCGCCAGGGTTGCCTCCGTCATTTCCTGCTGGGAGTTCATGTCCACCTGCTTCGGGGTATGCGAAAGCCCCTGTCGGCGTGGCCGGCAGGGGCTTTGAGGGGGAAGGCGCTGGGGTTAGCCGCGTGATTGGAGCTGGTCGAACGCGAAGCGCGCCTCTCCGTTCATGCGCGCCACGATGTCTCGCTGCTCGACGGCGTTGGTCGAGGCCATGAGGCTCTTCTTGAGCTCCGCGGCCTTGAGGACGTCGATGGAACGGGCGCCCCGGTCCATGCCGCGCAGGTCGCGCGGCGGGGTCTGCCCGTTGGTGAAGACACGCGGTTCGGCGGGCTGCTCCTCCAGCGTCTCGACCCGGCCCTTCAGCATCTCGATGAGCTCGACCAGCTGAGCGCGTTCGTCGGCCTGCTTGGCGACGGCCTGCTCCTGTGTGGTCCTGTACTCGGCGAGCTTTGCTGCGACTCGGGTGTCGACGATGCTCTTGAGCACCTCTTCCGAGGTGGTGTCGTTGTTGCCGGTGGTCTTGGCTACCGTGTCGTCGTCCGTGGGGACGGCGTCGGCGGGGGTGCCGACCTCGCCCGCGGGTGCGGGGGTGAGGTCGGAAGCGTCGGGGGCCGCCTCGGGGGCGGCGGTGTCGTCGGGGGCCTCGCCGGGGTCGGCCTCGCTATTGGAGACCGGGGTGACGTCGGCCGGGTCGACGATGCCGATCAGCCGGCCCTTCTGGTCGTAGACCACCGTCATCGGGGTCTTCTCGCCGTCGGCCTTCGCCATGGCGGTGACGGGCACTCCGGCGACGGGCTTGGGGTCGGGTTCGGCGGTACCCATGGCGGACTCCTGTCCGGACTCGGCGGTGGCGTCCTCGGACAGGGTCGGCTTCGGCATGTCGGGCTCCAGGTTCGCGGTCTTGGCGACCGTCTGGCCGCCCTCCTCGGTGATGGGTGCGGCGGGCAGGCTGGCGAGGACCTTCTGCAGGCTGTCGACGGCCCCGCGGATCGCGGCCTCGTTGCCCGCCGACAGGACCCGGCCGGCCTTGCGGACGTGGCCGAGGGCCTCGATGGTGTCCAGCGGGGCTGCGTCCCAGTCCGCCAGGGCCTTGCCGACGGTCTGCATGTCGTCGCAGCAGTCGGCCTCGGCCTGCTCGTCGACGGCGAACGGCGCCAGGACGCTGATGGCGTAGTCGATGGCGCAGCACGCGTCTTGGAGGTCGAAGGCGTTGTCGGCGTCGTCTTCGTCGCCGGAGGCGGCTTCGAGCATCTCGCGGTCGGCGAGCAGGTCGATGGCGGCCTTCGCCCGGGCGAGGATCATGGTCCACTTGCGGGCGGTGGCGGCGTCGATCTCCTCCCAGGCGGGGGAGCCGGGGTCGGTGTCCATGCCGGGCGCGTCGCCGTCGGTGTCGGCGAGGAGCGTCGTCGGGTCCAGGTCGTCGTCCATGTCCATCTCCTTCGCCACGTCGCCCTTCAGCGAGCCGTCGGCGTTCCAGTTGTCCGGGATCTCGGACGTAGCGCCGAGGGCCTCCGCTCGGGCGATCACGTGCCGTCGGATGGCGTCGTGGTCGGCTCCGCCCCTGCCGACGGCGCGGATGGCGCTGGTGAGGTCGGCCTTGTCGGCGACGGGGTACGACTCGTCCGGCATTGCCTCGTGGTTGGCGGCCATGCGTTTGAGGTCGGCGGCGTCGTACTTCGCCTTGGCGACCTGCCGTACGGGTGCGCCGTGGATGAGCCGCGCGATCGCGGCGGGGCTCCCGGTCATCGTCACCGTGTCCTCCGGGGCGGGTTCGGGTTCGGACTTGGCGAGCAGGTCGCGGACAACCGCAGGGTCGAACAGACCAGCACTGCCGTCCTCTTGCTTGCTGATCAGGAATCGGGGGATGCCGTTAGCGCCCTGGCCGACAAGCGCCATCGTGGGGATGGTCGCGTCTACCAGTTCGGTGAACTCGCCGTCGTCAACCGAGTCGACCGCCCCCTTCGCGACCGTCATAGCGCCCTCCTTCTGAACCTGGCGTCGACGGGCAGTGCCCTGCGGGGAGAAGGCATTCACCTTCCCGGCCTTGTGGAGCTCCCACATGCGCGGGCTGAGAATGGCGCCGAGACACCAGTCGCCGTCCTTGACGACGATCCCGTCGCCGACATCCCAGTCGCCCCAACGCCAGATGAATGACTCCACGGGCTCAGCGCAGTCCTCGGTCCCGTCGGTGTGGAACGCGTTCATCTGCGGGCAGCCAGAGCGCATGTAGCTCCAAGCCGCACGTTCGAGTTCGGCTTTGCTGAACCAGTCCCGGCCGCCGTCGATGCCGCGTTTAATGCGCGGATCTGGACCCGCCTGGTAGGCAATTCCCAAAACGAAACGCTGCTCTTCGGGCATGGCGAATCACACCCTTTCCGGGCAGTCCATTCCTTACACGTTGACGACTGAGCACCGACACCTCGGGTGCTGGGGGACCGAGGTGGCCCCGCTGGGGAACGCCGCCCCCAGGGGGACGGCTCCAGCCCCGGCGTTGGCGAGGCAGCGGGGACAGACTTTCCCGGACGGGTCGGTCAGCCACCGCACCTGCGTGACATCGCGCTGCCGGTAGCCCAGCAGTGCGGCGATCCCGGACGCGCGGGTGACCTCCGTCAGCGCGATCGTCGCCGCCGTGTCCCGACGCCCGAGCAGCCGCGCAAGGGCATTGCCGAGCGCCGCCACCGTGACCCCGGCGAGCAGGCCCTTCACCAGGGCCCGTGCCAGGTCCCGGCGGCGGGTAGCGGCCATCTCAGCCGCCACTGACGTGGCCTCGGCTGACAGTTCAGTCAGCCCCTGGGTCCCGCCGAGCCCGTCGACCAGACGCCGGGCGGCAGCGGTGTCGCCCGGCGTCCAGCCGCCCAGGTCCGGACGGCCCCCGTCGACGACGGCATGCGCGGCGGTGAGGCCGATCAGGTAGCCGTCCGCGTACAGCCCGGGCAGCAGCCCCGCCAGCGGGGTGGCGAAGTCCAGGCCGCGCAAAGCCAGCCATGCGACCGCGGCGGCAGTCAGCGCCTCCGTGTCCGGTTCCTCGCCGTCGGCAGGGGTCGGGTTGTCGGCGAGGTAGTCCCCGGCCAGGTCCCCGGCCTGGTCCTCGGGCAGCACGCCGGTGAGGGCGTCGTGGATCTGACCCGCCCAGTGGTCGGCGGTGGACTCGTCCAGCTCCCAGCCGGGCCAGTCGGTGGACGCCTCCATGTCGGAGGCGTCACCTTTTGGGTCGGTCGCCGCCTTCTCCAACTCGGCCACGCCGTCGAGTGCGGCCATGACCGAGTCAAGGTCAGCGAGAAGCTCGGGGCGCACAGCCGGGTTGCCAGCGAGCAGGACGGGGTCCCACCAGGCGATGGCTTCCACGGCATCGGAATCCGGGTCGTCCGGGTTCGTGATCTGGTCGCGGTCGTCGAGCGACACGAAGGACTCGGACGGAACCTGCCACACGATGCCCTGGTAGATGCCGTTCGAGCTGACCCACTCGCCGGTCTGTTGACCAGGCGGGGGGATGGTATGGACTTCCTCGCTCCACTCCCGCCAGGCCCCCTGGAGCGGCGACTCCCCGTCTTCGAGGTGCCCTCCGGGTACCTCCCAGAATCCCCCGGCGGGGTCTTCGGGGTCGAGGGCGCGTTGCAGCATCAGGACGCGGCCGGTGTCGGCCGCCTGCACGGCGAGGCCGGCGACGGCGACGTTGCCCGTGGCCTTCGCCACGGCCACCCGCCCAGCACGGTTCAGTTCGCGCGCCCCGTCGGCCCGCAGGGTGCGAAACGTGAAGTCGCGCCACTTCCCTGCCCGAACCCGCGACTTACGGAAGGTTCGGAACGCCTGCAACTCCTGCTTCTCGACGAACGGGTCAGAGGTCGCGACCTCCTCGTCGTCCTCATCGTCGTGCTGCCCGATCAGGTCGTAACCGGTGATGCCCGTCGCGGTGGTGATCCCTGCGGTCGGTGCGCTTTCCCCGTCCTTGGCGATGCGGGCGTCGGCGACGGGCTGCGGCGGCGGGGCCGTGGGCATCGCGGACGGCCCGAACTCCTGCTCCGCGAGCGAGGTGTTCTTGATCGGCGGGGACGGCTGCACGCCTTCCGCGCCGCCGAACACGGTGTGCGGCAGCTGCGTGCCCGGCTCCGGCGCACCGGACGTCTGGTCGAGGTCCCCGGCCAGGGCGTACAGGCTCGCGAGGGGGATCGGACCGGCGTGCGTGGTGTAGATGTACCGGGGCACCGGCCGTCCGTCGGGTTCCGGCAGGCCGTACCGCATCTCGCGGATGTCGGACGCCCCGATGGCACCCATGTCGACGTAGAGCTTGTCCGCCTGCGCCTGCTGCAACCGGTCGGCCTGCTCTTCGCCCAGGTCGAACGCGAACGCGAGCGGCAGGCCGAGGTCGTCCTGGAGGAACGCGGTCAGGATGTCCTGGACGTGGCGCAGCAGCGGCAGGTCGCCGACGCGGTGCTGCACGTCGGCCTGTGATTCGCCGGAGGACCGGTTCACGGTCTCGGTGAAGCCCAGGTCAGCGGGCACCACATGATAAGCGGAGGCGGTCTTCCGCATCAGGAACAGGGAGAAATGGTCCTGGAATTCCTTGTCGTTCGACCATTCCAGCTTGGAGCCGCCGGGCATCCACTTGACCTGCGACAGGGCCGTCTGGTCGCCCATCAACGTGGCGTCCCACAACTCCTGGAACATTTCGATCTGCTGCGGCGACCACGACTCCGGGGCGCTGGCGAAAGCCCGGGGCACGTTGCCGTCAGTGAACTTCTGCAGGAAGTACTGCTGGAACCTGAGGTCCGTGTTGGCGTTGAGGAGGATCGTCTCCAGCGGAGCCAACCCGTACGGCGAGTTCGGGCGCTTGCGGAACGGCTCGTAGATCAGATCGTCACGCGTCAGCCAGTTCCACGGCAGCCCGTTGATGTACTGCACGTACGCCTCAGCCGGGGACTGCGGCGAGTTGCCCCAGTAATCGAGCAACGGTGCGACGGTGTTTCCGCACCAGGCGGGACGCCCGTTGCGGCGCACGTACAGGGTCTCGTTCGGCACGGTGACGCAGTACACGGTGCCGTCGTAGGCCACCCGGTCCACGTTGCGAACGAGATGATTCCCGCTGCTCCGCAGCATGACGACGTACTGGGTCCGCTCGCTGCGGATCACCCGCCCGTCGGCCAGGGTGCAGCCGTCCGGGTTCGGCTGCCGCTCCAGTACGGACGCCTGGCGGCCGATCTTCTGCGCCACCTCCTGCAGTCCGCCGGCCATCCGCTTGGAGGCTGTCAGGATCCGCTCGCGCTTGCCGTCGTACGAGCCGTCTCCGAGCATGTAGAACCGCCAGAAGACGGCGAGCTGCTCCGTGGAGGCGTCGAGGAGTTCAGAGGGGATGAACTTGTCGACGGCGTGCCCGAACTGGCGCAGGTACTGCGCGAGGGCGGCCGACTTGAAGCGCCAGGAATTGCCGTCGTATGACGGCTCCGAGCCCAGGACGCGGATCAGCAGGTCCCGGAACTCCCGGTACCCCTTGGACTCGCGCTGCTGCGAGATGTAGACGTAGGTGCTGTCACCGCTGAGGCTGCCCTCGGACAGCCACATGCCCATGAACGCGGCGAAGTCGTCACCGTCAATGGCGTCGATTTTCGCAAGACTGCCCGTGACCTCCCAGGTGACGGCATTTCCGAGCACGTAGAAGATCGCCTCGGCCGTGCCGAGTTCGACCTGGCGGCCGTTCTCAGCAGACCAGTACGTCTGGTGTGACAGTCCAGCGGCGGCCTCCGTGACGGCCTGGCTCCAGCCGCGAGCCTTCCGGGCCTCCCGGACGCCGGACATCGTGACGCACTTGCCGCGCTTGACCATCGGAAGCCGGAACGAGGTGATCGGGGTGCCCGACCACACGGAGGTAGCCGGGATGGCGGTCTTGCCGGTGAAGTGCCCGGCGAGGTCCTGCGCCGGAACGAACGCCTCACCCTTGCGGTGCGCGTTGCCGCCGAGGGCCTTCGGAAGGGACGTGACGAGCATCCGGTGGTTGCCGGTGACCAGCAGGTCGTAGCTGCGTGAGTGGAATCGGTAGAGCGGCTCGCGCCCGGCCCAGTCCTGCGCCGTGAAATGCGTGGCCGCCTGCCACTCGAACGCCTTCGTCTTCTGGTTGCGGGTCGCGAACCGGTCGGTGGTGATGTCTACATCCGCGAAGAGCTTCCAGCCGTCGCGGGTGAGGACTTCGGTGTCGTCGGAGTAGCAGGTGCCGTCCACGACCCTCAGCCCGATCGCCCGCCCGGCCCGGTTCCGCATCCGCGACAGGCACCCGGCGTCGTACGCGAGGATGTCGTACAGGTATGCCGAGAGCCACGACGAGAACGGGGTCTGCCGGTCCGGCTTCTTCAGGGCCGCCATCCCGGCGGGGATGTGCTCGGTCACGTCACCCGCGAAATGCTTCGCCGCGATCAGCGACCACTCCAGCGACCGGATCGAATCGATCCGGTGCCAGATACAGTTGTGAACCGCGCCACCAGTCGTGACGTACGAGTGGTCTTCCTCGACCTCCAGGTTGTACACCGGGCCGTCATAGGGCGTCTCTTCGATGGAGGAGATCGCGCCCGCAAGGTAGCGGCCGTCCAACTCGAACGACGTCGCACCCCAGCGCTGCGGCTTCTCGCGCCATTCGACGCGGTAGCTGACCGGGGACGTATTGACTACGCTGCCACGGATGACGCGTGGGTACGCCCGCTTCTCACGGTGCGTGACGACGGAGGCCGCGAGGCCGAGGCCGATCGCAACCATCCGCATGTGCCAGGCGAGTGTCCGCGAGTGGGTGACGACGGTGATGCGGGGCGAGTCGTTGCCACGAGTCGTGCGGCAGCCGTCACCGGTCGCCCACGCATCCAGGGCGGCTCCGAAGAACTCCCGCCCACCGGCCCACGCCCACTGCGGAACGCGCTTGTCGACGGCCTTGCCGCAGGCGAACAGCGCGGCAAGGACAGTGGAGTGGATCGTGACGGTGAGCCCGGCGCCCTGGACGGTGGGCTGGATCGTCCCGTGGAGCCCGAAGACCTCCTGCGCGTCCGCGAGGATCTGCTCGGCGTAGTGACGCTCAGTCGGACCGAGGGAGTACACGACGGTCCGGCCGTGCGCCTGCGAGCCCTCGGCGAGGTACCAGCCGAGCATCCGGCCGAGAGCGGCACCCATCGGCACATTGGCGGGAACGCGGCTCAGGCGACCGCCGGCGGTGCGGGTGAGCATGCCGTCGCCGTCCACGCTGTATGCGTCTCCGGCGATAGCTGCCACGTCGAGGAGGGGCTGTCCGTTGGGGAAGTCGAACGCAGGCAGCACTACGCCGTTGAAGTGCGCCCCGCCGCGCGGGGTCTTGGGGCCGCGGGCGGCGAGGCGGTCGGCGCTGACCCAGCCGATGCCCGTGGCCTGGCGCTTGTGGGTCGGGCCCTGGACGTAGTCGATGGCGTAGACGGGGTGGTTGCCGGTGACGGACAGGTCGTCGAAGGTGCGGGTCCGCATGGTGCGCACGGGCGCGTGAGGCTTGTTGGTCATCGTCTCGGTGACGTGGCGCCACCGGCCGAGGTGGGTGATGACTTCGTCTCCGACGATGACGTCCTCGATCGGAACGACGCCGCGCTTGGTGACGATCAGGGTGCCGGGTACGCAGCACATCTGCGCTACGTCGTAGGCGTCGACCAGGCCCCGCAGCGTATCGAAACCGACGCGCTCATGGGACCGGGGCCGGGCGCTGATGTTGTACCCGGGGACGAACTCGCGGGTGCGCGGCGTGCGGTTGAACCCGTCGAACGGGCGGATCGGCTCACCTGGGCTGAACGGCGTCGCCGGGGTCATCTGCGACGCGGCCGCGCCGGCTTCCATGGCGGCGGGGACGCTAGTGCCGAAGGTCTTCGCGATGCGGCGGGGGTCGGCCACGGTGCAGCGCCCCCCTTTTCTACCGGTTGCGTTGGGCGCGGTAGGCGGCGTTGCGGGCGTGTTGGCGTGCGGCGGCGTCGGGGTCGCCGGGGGTGGGCTGCCCGGGTGCCGGTTCGTCCTGCGCCTCGGTCTGCGTCCCCGGGTTCGCGGCGGCTTCGGCCTTGCGGCGGGCGTAGTCGATCCACGCCTGCGCGCTGAAGTTGTCGGTCAGCTCGGTCACCGCCCAGACCAGTGCGTCGAGGCGGTCGGGGCTCGTCCCGTCCTGCGGCGTCCACGTCGTCATCTGGTCTTCGAGTTTCGGCATCGCCCCGACATGGCGGACCCGGTGCTGCTCATACAGGGCCGCCACGGGTTCCGCTCGCTGGACCTTGCCGCGCGACGCGGTGATGACCTTGACCGGGGCGTCCGTGTCGACCTGACGGATCGTCGACTCGACCATGTCGCCGCCGTAGTTCTTCTCCGCGATGATCCGGTCGGCGTTGAACTCCCGGTATGCGCCCACCGCCCGTGACGCCCAACCGTGCGGCGACAGTGAGCAGGAACGGTCCGCCAGGACGTACAGTGCGCCGTCGATTCCGAGGCCGACGACGACGATGCCCTGCTCGTCATTGTTCGGACCGGACCCGCCGGACGGGTCGATCGCGACGACGATTCGCCGCATCTCCGGTGCGACCCGTACCCGGTCCGCGTCCAGCAGCGCGATGGTCCACAGCGCGCCCTCGACGTCGTCGAGGAGCTCACCGAGGAGCTCCTGCCGGCCGATGCGCGTGCCCTCGTAGGTCGCCAGGACCTCTTCACGGAACGAGGGCGCGAGGTTGCTGAGGTTGTCGTAGGTCGAACCGCGGGTGACTGTGCTGGACTTGCGGCCCATGATCGTTCGAACGAGGGCGTTGGGCTTGGGCGTGGTGGTCGCTACGCAGCGCGGAGAGCGACCCAGGCGCAACCCGAGCATGAGGTTGTTCCATGCCGTGTCCAGGGCGTCGCCCTTGGCGGCGTCCGTCCAGGCGGCGGGCTCATCACACCAGGCAAAGTGGTGCTGGGGTCCGCGGAGCTGCGCGGGGACTTCGGCCGAGTATGCGTGTGCGGTGGAACCGTTGGCCCAGGTGAGCCGCCGCTTGGTCGACTGGTAGATCGGCGCGTCGACTCCGGCGACGGCGGTGATCCCGGACTCGCCCTCGATCATGACGTCGCGAACATCGGCCGGGGTGCGGCCGACCAGGGCGATACGCACGCCCGGGTTCTGCATTGCCTTCTCATGTACCCACTCGGCGGCAGCCCTGGTCTTCCCGCATCCGCGTCCGGCAACGAAGGCCCAGGTCAGCCAGTCGCCTTCGGGTGCGAGTTGTTCTGGGCGGGCGATCTTCCGCCATGCCGGAGAGCGGATGATCTCGAACTCCCGGGCGGCGACCTCCCATGGCGAGAGCGTTTCCATCGACGCCTCGCTGTCGGACTATCCGGCTACCGCGCGCAGGTGGCGCGGCACGATGTCGGGAATCCTCGCCTGCTGGTCGGCCGTGAGGTCGAGGTCCCCGAGGATGGCCTTGATCACCTGGACCAGTAGCGCGCCCTGGGATTCGGCGAGCCGGACGCGCCGCTCCTCGACGCCTGCGCGGATCGCGGCTTCGCAGACCTTGAGGAGGTGGTTGCGTTCGGTCTGGTAGAGCTTGAGCCAGACGCTGGGTGCGGCTTCTTCGGTGGTGCCGCGGTCGTCGCCGCCTTCTTTGCGGCGGGTGACACCCCAGACGAGGGGGTTCTCGCTGTCGGAGTTGCCGCTGTACTTCTCGATCTCCTGGACGCGTTCGCGGAGCCAGGCGACGTGTCCGGCGGTCCATTGGACTTCGTCGAGGAGGGCGTCGGTGGCGGTGGTCGTGATCTTGATGCCGTAGGTCTGCACGATTTTCAGTGCCTTTCCCTCGGCGGTGCGCCGTGCTGCGGCGGCCAGGTTCCGGGGGGTCCGGCCGCCGTGGAAGGAGCAGATGCGCTGGTTTTTCATGGCCCAGCAGACGCACCGTTTCCCGACCTTGCCGGGGTCGGGGTTGGTGGGCGAGTAGTGGGCGGTGCAGCGGCGTTCGTCGGGGACGTGGTGCTGGCCGCAGTAGTCGCCGCCGGGCTGCCTGGGTTGTTCGCAGCGTTGGCCGCGCAGTTCCGGGCGTTGGCGGTACTTCTCGCCGTAGGTGCCGTTGCAGCGGTCCTCGTCGGGGGGGATGGCGCGCATCGGCCGGCTCCGTCTCCCGTCAGGCGGTGGGCGTGACCGCAGCCGGGTCGGGCACCTGCGCGGGCGCGGGGTCGGCGGGGTGCTCGGTCCCGAGTGCGACGGCGACAGCCCCACCGCCCTTGAGGACGGTTTCGGTGAGCGCCTTCCGCATCGCCGGGTCCAGGTGGGTGACGTCGACGCCGCCCAGGGTGTCGATGCTTGCGCCCGCGAGGGTGGCGGCCTTGGCGTCGGCGGCGACCTCGCCGGCGAGCTTGGTGGCGTCGTGCTCGGCTTCGGCGACGACGGGCTCGGCTGCCTTGACCGCGTCGTGCTCGACCTGCTTGGCGTCGGTGACGGCTTCGGCTTCGAGGGCGGGGACGTCGCCGGTGAGGTGCGCCCACAGGGCACGGGCCTTCCCCGCGAGTTCGTGGTCGAGGAACTCCAGCTCGGCGGCGAGCTCGTGCGCGAGGGCCTTGGCCTTATCGAGGGCATTGGGCACGGGGGGACTCCTTGAGGGTGGGGGTGGGTCAGGTTGTGGTGCTGGTGTTGCGGTACTTGCCGAGGGCGACGACGACGGCATCGCCTCCGGAGTCGCCGGAGTCCCACCACTCGACGGCGCGCCACACATCGGCCAGCCGTTCGGCGGAGGCTTGGGCATCGGCGAGCAGGGCGAGGATGCGGCGGGTTTCGGCGGCGGCCGCCGTGGCATAGGGCAGCCCTTCGAGGCGCTGCGCCATCGCCGCGACCATGCTGCGATGACGGGAGAGGTCGTCGGACTGCAGGTACAGGTAGTCGTAGGAGCCGCCGCTCACGCCTGGCCTCCCGCGCACCGCTTGCACGGCAGCTGCCGGTGGTGCCGGTGGCACGACAGGTCCCGCGCGGGTTCGTACCGGGGGGCGGGTCCGTTGTAGAACGCGAACTGGCGGGCCTTGTCGCGGGACTCGGCGCGCCGCTTCGGGCGAGTGAACGCGAGGGTGGAGAGCACGAGGGTTTACTCCCGAGGGTTGGAGTGGGTCAGTGGCGGGTGACGACGGGTCCGGCGGCCCATGCCTGGCCGAGGTACCGGGCGACGCCTTTGTCTACGGCGGCGGCGAGCTGCCGCTCGTCGACGATATGGAAGACGTCGCCCGGCTGGAACGGCCACGCGGGGTTGTCGGCAACGGGCATCGCCGCTTCGGCGCAGCCGTCCCGGTCGGGCTCGTCCTCGGGCGGGGTCTGGGATTGGTAGCTCAGCCAGGCGTCCGGGGCGTAGCAGGAGAGGGCGACGGGCCGTCCGTCGAGTCGCTGCTCCAGGCGCAGGTAGCCGTGTTCGTCGATGTGGACGATGTCGCAGTCGACGTGGTCGACCATGCCGTCTGCGAGGCGGACGTGCGCGATGTACTTGGGCATGAGGGTTGCCTTCGGGGTGAGGGTGGGGTGGGTCAGACCTGCTCGGGCCAGTGCCAACTACCGCCGGTGACGTGCTCCGCATGGACGTACGAGACGCCGCCCTTGAAAAACATGCCCTCGGGGTTGAGCACGGCCAGGCTCACGATGCCGCCGCCTGCCTGGCCTGCGGGGTCTTCGACGGCGGTGATGATCGCGGCGCGGCACTCCGGCTTGTACTGCTGGGTGCCGTCGGGTTGGACCGGGCTGCCGTGGGAGCAGTAGTGAACGATGCGTCCGACGGACGGCTGCGGCGCGGCGGCGGTATGCGTGGCGGGTGCGGGCTTGTGTCGGGACATCGGCGGTCCTTCGAGGGTGGGTTGCGTCGGGTCGGGCAGGAACTCGGCACCGGCCCCGCACGCCGGACTGCCCGCGTCTTGGTGCCGTCAGCCGGTCTCGCCGGACCTGATGGCGGCTCGACACGATCAGTCGGCGGGCGTGAAGTCCAGGTAGTAGGACTTGCCCGGCTCGAAGGTCACGGCCGGGTTGTCGACCTGCATCTCCAGCGACCCGGTCGGCGTTGACTTGGCGTAGCGCTGGTCCTCGGGGATTGAGGTGTCGTACGCGGCTTGGAACTTGTAGGTGCGCGGGAGGTCGGACTGGCCGGGTGCCCACTGCGTGGTGGTGACTGTGGAGCAGCGGAACTTGGCGCGGACGGTCATGGAGGGTCCTCTTGAAGGTGGTGGGTCGGGTATGAACTCGGCCTGGCAGGCTGGCCCTTGGTGCCGCCAGCGGTGTTCGTCGAGCCATGCGGGTTGCCCGCAGCGGGAGCAGCGGCCGGGGACCGGGGTCGGGTCGGGGTGCACGGTCAACAGGACTGCCAGGAGCCGGACCTGACGAACCCGTGCAGGCCGCAGCAGGACCAGAGCAGCGACGGCTCAAGGTGCAGGGGTTCGCGGGAGACCAGGGTGTGCGCACTGGTCCCGGCTGCGACCCAGCGCCCGGACACCAGGTGGTCCTCGGGGACGTCGGCGAGTGCGGCGCACCAGTGCCAGAACATCGGGTTGGGCTCGTGGTCGAGCCAGCCGAAGTAGATGTCGTCGGTCAGCCGGGCGATGCTGGCCATTTCCAGGCCGGGCCAGTCGACGGGCGGCATGTCGTGGGAGTAGCCCATCACGCCTCCTTCGCCTGGTGCTGCTGGTCGACGTGGGCGGTGATCGGATCGCGGTCGACGCCGATATCGACGCCGACGCTGCCGTCCCCGCGCCGGTCGCCGAGCATCACAGCGACGTCGAAGACGATGGGGGTGTTGCAGTCCGGGCAGGTGACGGTGATCGAGTCGAAGCCGACCATCACGCCTCCCCGTCGTCGTCGAGGTCCACGGACTGGCAGTCGCAGGGCCAGCCGGCCGGGCTGGTGGCGCGGCACTTCCCGGACGGTCCGCGCTCGGCGGGCAGGTGGCCGCAGGTGCACGGGACGTAGGCGCGGTTGGCGGGCATGGTCACCGCCTCCTGGAGTTGAGCCCCGGGCAGGAGTTGAACCTGCGACCTCCGAATTACGAAGACGGTGCTCTGCCGGTTGAGCTACCGAGGCAAGGTGGCCGCTGATGTCGCCCAGTGGCCGAAGCGGGCCGTCACCGCCGGGTGTCTGCGGAGGTTCCGCAGGGTCGTTTGTGTTCCGCGCCCCGGGGAGTCGTGCGGCCTCGACCCGGGGCGCGGAACCACCCGCCACCCTCGGAGCGGGCGCGGGCACCCCGAAGGCCGGTGGCGGCCAGCGGGGAGATTCAGGCGGCGACGGGCACGGGCATGCGATCGGGTGCGCGGCCGGGGATGACCGCGCCGTCCTCGCCCTCGGTCTTCGCCGCCAGCTCGGCCAGGTCGTAGCGGACGTTGCCGCGTCCGCGCCCGTGGCGGGTGATGCGGCCCTCGGACGCCCAGCGGCGGATAGTCGAGGCGGGCCGCCCGGTCCACACGGCGGCGAGCTCTTCGGTCACGAGGAACGGGGGCAGACGGATCACCCCCGGCATGCGAAAGGGCCGCCCGGTCGGGGCGGCCCATCGGCAAAGCAAGTCCAGTGGATCAGACACTACGCTCACGAAATCGTGGATGTCTAGGCAACCACTCGCGCGGCTGTGTATGCGGGCACGGGCAGGCCGCACATCGCCGAGCCGAGCCGCAGCCACTCGTCACGCCCCCACTGGGTGTTGCACAACCCGCAGCGAATCACCGCAGCCCAGGGCGACACCCGCAACTTGCTGCCGCACACTTCGCCCGTCGTCTCGTCGACGACGGTCGGGCAGGTTCCGAGCGGGACGCGCACGTCACGCTCACCGGTCACAGCGGCCGTGGCCCGGCCGTGCAGACTGCTGATCTTCCGCAGGCCGTCGGCCACGTCCTCGAAGGCGTCGCACGCCCACGGCAGCTGGTTCACCAGCACCTTGACCGCCTGGGGCAGTTCCTGCTCGTAGGAGCCCCGGAAGCCCGGCAGGGTGAACCCGACGGCCGTCAGCCACCGGATCTCAATACCGACCAGGACGGACACGATCCCGCCCGGGCCTCGCAGGTCCAACGGCGTCAACGCGGCAGGCAGGGGTGCGGACTTGGATGTGACGACCCGTCCGCCGTTGCTGGGTGCCGCGCCAGGTACCAGGACGTCGGCGAGTCGGCCGTACAGGGTGGCGAGTTCCCGCAGCTGCTTGACGGCCTGGTCCTCGCACACCCGGCAGGCGTAGCGGGTGAGTTCATCAGCGTGCAGGAGTCGGGTGCAGCAGGTGCAGCGGTAGGCGGGTTCCTGGTCGTCGTACTGCGTGGGCATGCGCAGGCCCCCTGTGGGTGCGGGAGGGGATGGACTGCTCCGAGTATGCGCCACACCCGCCGGATTCCAGGCCCTGACCTGCACCGCGACATGCGCAGGCCCCTCACGGCGGGGGACGGCGTGAGGGGCCTGCATGCGACGGCTGTCTTCCGGAGCCGACCTAGCCAGCATCCACCCGGAGCGGGCGGCGGCGCAGGCGAATCCGGGCGAACCCGCCCCACCACCCGTGACCAGCCGTCACCATGGCCCCATGGCCCCCGTGATGGTGAGCGTGCAGGCCGACAGCGAAGCCGAAGCCCTGGCGTGGCTCGACCGGCTCCGCACCCTCGGCCTGGTACCCGTCGGCCGGCTGATGCCGATCACCGGCCGGGATCGGTGGATGGTGCGGGCGGAACCTCAGCGCGGGCAGCGGCACGACGGCTGCGAGTGCACCCAGCCCCACGACGCCTCGTAGCAGGCGCCGTTTCCCGACGGGCGAAGGTCGAGGCTGTTCCGGATCATCTCGCGGAGCGGCGACGGCCCCTCAACTGTGTCGGCGAGATGGTTGACCATGCCGGTGATCGCGGTCTTGAGGTGTGAGGGTTGGGGCATGTCGGCGGCCACCATCGCGAGCAGGTTCCCGCGCAGGCCCCGGGCTGCGGCCTCGTAGCGTTCGAGCTGATCATCGATGACGGGGTCCGGGGCGGGTGCCCAGTGCGGGTCATATCCGTCCCTGTCGGCGTAGGGCAGTGCGAGGGCAGTCCAGATCGCGTCGGTGTCGAGGTACGTGCCGATCGCGCTCCGGATGTCGCCGTCCTTGTCGAGCGCGTCCACTGCGGCGATGATCTGCCGCTTGGCCTCGACCTCGACCAGGACCCGCGCCGCCGACAGGCGATCGTGGAACGGTTCGCCTCGGTCATCGCAGTAGTCGATGTGCCAGCACGCAGTCTCAGCGTCGTCGGCTGCGGCCTGGTCGGCGTCGAGCTGCGCGAAGAGGAAGGTGACGAGGGGGCTGCTCATGGCGTCCATGATGCCTGCTCAGTCGTGCTGTTCGTGGGGTGTGCCGTACAGGCAGCGGACGCACGGCCCCGGCGCAGCTGGGACGACGACGGGCGGGACGACGACGGGCACGGCTGCCCCAGCGGGCTCCCACCCGTCCGGCACCACCCAGCACGCGTCAGTACATTCCTGCCCCGCGTCGGCCGCTTCCCCTGTGTGCGGGTAGCCGATCCCGGGCTCGTCGAACCTGCCGCTCAGGCCGCTGATGCCGCCGACCGTCTCGACGGCGTACAGCCACCACCTCCCGCGCGGCGTCAGCCACGCACCGACCACGCTCGACCCGTGGTCCATGAGCCCGGCATGGTCCAGGACGGATAGCACGATGTGCCGCACACCGTCCTTGGGGAGCAGCCGCAGGAGCGCTTCGCTGCGCCGCTCCCACGGGTCGGCACCGAACGCGGCCAGGAGTTCGTGAACCACGGTCAGGCCCTCGGTGGGCCAGCCGCAGCCGCAGAACCCGAGGTCGGAGTAAACGACTCGGGTCAGATGGCAGAGGAGGTCCTCATCCACGGCAGTGGTCAGCGGCGCGGTCTCGGTCACGGCCGCTCCTCTTCCCGGGCGTTGCACTGGTCGGCCCACGCCTGGGCTTGATCGTGCGTGTTCCAGCGGCCGACGACTTCGCCATGGGTCTGGTTGTCCCAGACATGGAAGGTCTGGTCTGGATCGAAGGGCGGCCACGCCGTGACCCGGAAGCGGGGTTCAGTCATGGCAGGCGCATCCGCAGTTGCCGACCTTGACGTCCGCGCCGTAGCAGAACTCCGCACCGCACGGCCCGTACAGGTTGCCATCGTGGCATTCGATGTCGTGGCCGTCACCGGGGCAGTCCTCCTCGGCATGCAGGTCGATGGCCTCGGTCACTTGCGCCTCCGCCGCCGGTTGATCTGACGCCGCCGGTACCGGGCATCCAGGGCGGACGGTGGCGTCGGGAGCAGCAGCATGACAGGCAGCCCGTAGGCGCGGGCAATCTGCCGCTGCAACTTGTCCGGCCCGGACCACGCCAGCCGGTACCTGGTCAGCCTGCGCTCATCCCGCACCGCGTAGGCCGTGATCGTGCGCTGCATTGCGTCGGCGAGGTAGTCGATGCTGCCGAAGCCCAAAGAGGAGCCCTGCACGGCGATGCGGTTGACCTCGGCCAGATCCTCGGCGGACAGTTCGGGCGGCTGGGGCTCGAAGGGGAATGCGAGGTGGAGGCGGTCGATCTCGTCCAGGATGCTCACGCCGTCATCATCCTCCTCAATGATGGTGGGGCAGGAAGCACCCGAGGATGCACTCCCACCAGATCAGCCAGCCGCACAGAGTGCTGACCCACCGGCCGGGAGTGCGCTGGTGGCGCATCAGCCGACGCTGCCGATCCGGTTCTTGCCGCCCGAGATCGTCACCGTCGTATTGCCGCTACCCGACGGCGCGGCGTGCCCCTTGACCAGTGCCACCAGCCCCGCCAGCGCCACCAGCACCCCGGCCAGCGCCCACAGCCACGGACCCGCCGCCGCGATGCCCTGCCCCGCCAGGTCCACGCCGCCGCCCACACCCGCAGCGCACACACCCGTCGCGACCAGGCGCACCGACAGCAGGTCCACACGGGGGCGGGACTCCGGGGGTGCGGGCAGGGGTGTCGGCACCACCATAAGCGGCCGCTGCTCCACGACGGTCGGCGGGAAGCGCAGCGGGGCGGCCTGCTCGACCGGGGACCACTCGGCCAAGGCGTCGGCGTAGTCGGAGCCGGTCATGCGGATTCCCTCTCTCGTCCGGGCAGGTAGTACCGCGTCGACAGGCCGTC